ACCTCACCGAGTTCTGGACCCCAGCGCCTTGCGACTACGTACGCGAGGTCTTCATGGCCCAAGCGGTGTCGGTCAATCAGGCGCTCGACAACGCGGAACAGATCAACAAGCCGCAGAAGTACGTCGATGTTGACGCCGTTCCTAACCTATCCGAGCTGAAGTACCGCCGTGACGGCTACGTGAAGCTCAAAGGCGGGACCGACGCCAGCAAGGCGGTTCAGATCGTCCGTCCTCCGGAGATCGACACACCGTTGAAGGTGTACGAGCTGTTGGAGGGCATCCAAGAGAAGGCATCCGGCGTCACCGCTGCCAGCAAGGGGGAGAGCGACGACACCAAGGTAGGCATCTACGAGGGCAATCAGGCTGCCACCGCCGATCGCTTCGGCTTGCTCAACAAGTCCTATTCGTTCGGCTACAAGCGCTTCGCCAAGCTCTACGAGATAGGCGTCCGTGACCACCTGACCAAGAAGGTCGCCGTAGACCTCATAGGCCCTGACGGGATCGAGACGGAGATGGTCAGCAAGCGTGAGATCTTCCATCGGGGCGACCAGTTCACCGTTGCTGTGGAGGCGTCAGATGCCGAAGAGCAGGCTTCAATGGTCGACCAGAAGAACAAGCTTGAGTTCCTGTCCCAGGAAGGCGCGAAGCCGGCTCCCATCCAGAACCCGAAGAAGGCGTACGAAATAGGCGCCAAGGTCGTCGGCTTCACCGAAGACGAAATCAAGCAGCTCCTCGACACGTCGGAGTACGGTAATCAGGAGATCATCTCTGAAGCAGCTCTCGATATCGAGGGCATGTTGGAAGGCAAGACCGTCAAGCCGAACCGAGCGGCCAACCTTGCGTACAAGCAGTACTTCACGGACTACCTGGCCGATCACGAGGACGACATGAGCCACGACGATTTCATGCGCCTCACTGCCTACATCACCGCTATGGAGCCCATCATCATGCAGAACACAGTCCGTGAGATGAACGCCAAGGCGGCGCAGGCCGGCATGCCGCCGATGGCTGGAGAGCAGCAAACACCTCCGCTTCAGCCGCAAGTATTACCAAGTAACCAACCATTAAATGGACAACCAATTTAGCTACAAGGTCATAGAGCCGAACGACGATTACAAGGAGGCCCGTATAGAGAAGTCGGGCATCACCGCCGTCTTCACCCTTAAGGATGTGGAGGACCATCAGGCGAAGCTCGCGACCTACAAGAAGGAGCGCATGGCCGAGATGGAAGTGGAACGTGCGAAGATGGCCAATTACGCACACTACCACCCTATTGTGCTGGAGCTGACCGGCGAGCAGTTGACCGCCGCTGCGCTCTACAAAGAGAGTCAGACCATGGTCAAGAAGACCGAGGAGAAGCTGGCAGAGATCGACGAGGCGTTGAAGGAGTACGCCGAAGAGACCGAGGCCATCATGCTCGCCACCGGCTTCGTGAAAGCTCCCGCACTAGGCGACGAATAGGACTATGGGAAAGCGCATCAATCGAATCAGTAAAGACAACCCTGCCGCCGCGGGGTTGGAGCAAGTGCAGGGCATTGCTGCCGATGTAGACACCTACGCAGCGCTGGCAGGCTTCGCCAGTTCTGAAGCTGGTGACATCATCATCAAGAGCATCGACCAGGACGTTGTTACCACCATCGACAAGATGTTGACCGGCTACAAGACGATGCCTGAGCTTGAGCTACGCGGCCTGTGCGCCCAGCTCGAGGCCCGCGTGCAGTTCCTTCGAACCCTCAAGCGCGCTCACACCAATCAGGAAGATGCTGAGGCGGTCCTGGCCGAAACGCTGAAGTCGTTGACAGTCTGATTGTTCGGTGCCTCATGCCACCTCCCGACCTTCCCCGTTCGGTCGGCTCGGGTGGCAGTAGATACCGCGCAATCTGTGGATAGCGAGGTTGGCGGCGCAAGCCGTGATACAATTACCCCATCACGGGGAAGTCGGAGGACTTCTTAATCTTTTGCCAGCCTTGTTCGCTGGGCCGCTCAGGCGAAAACGACACGGTGTGCGACACCGACAACAACGTTTCAGTATGGACCCAGAAGCACAGGCAGCAGCCGATAAGGCTCAGGCCGACGCAGCAGCTAAGGCGAAAGCCGACGCCGACGCAAAGGCCGCAGCAGATGCGGCAGCAGCCAAGAAGCAGGAGACGATTGGCCAGGTGCTCGAAACCACACCGGCGCCGAAGACCGAAGAAACAGTACCATTGGCCGTCTTCCTCGAAACGAAGAGCGCCAACAAGGAGCTGAAGAAGGAAATCGACGCTATCAAGGCATCCATCAAGGATGGAGCTACCGCCAAGGAGGTATCGGCCGACATCAAGGCCATCGGTGACAAGTACGAAGTCTCCTCCGACTTCCTAACCGAACTCTCAGCAGTGATCCGCAAGGACGTTGAGAGGGACACCGAAGCGCGCATCGCGCCCCTCACTGCAAAGGAGAAGGCAGACAAGATTGACCGCGTTTTTGCCGAGCACTTCGACAGGACTATGACTGACATGCCCGAGTTTGCGTCCATCGTGAACCGCGAGGTCATCAAGTCTCTGTCGCTCGACCCCAAGAACAAGGACAAGACGTTCCCCCAACTCATAGAAGACACGTACGGCAAGGCCGTCCCAGGCAAGCGTACGTTTGAAACCACCACACATCGCGGCGGCAACGCGGCTGATGGCATCGACTATCAGCGCGCCGCACAGGACCCCAAGTACTACGCCGAACTCATGTCCAACCCGGACACGAAGAAGGAGTACAACGCGGGCCTCACGGATCGCCTCTCCGCAAACCTTTAAAAACAGAACGGGGGTTAAATCACTTAGCCCTATATGTCCCTTACTAACTACAAAATCGCGTTCGACAACGCGTACGAAGAGGTGTTCCAAAAGGTTCTCGTCGCCAAGAAGAGCGTCGCCAACATGCGCTTCGAACCGAAGCTCAAGTTCGGCGCCTCAGTCGAGCGCTTTGCCTATGACATCTCAGGCGTCCGCGTCCGCACCGTCACCCGTGGCGCTGCGTCCACCATCGACACCGTTAGCGACAGCAACGAGCTGTTGACCATCAACCGTGAAAAGGAAGCCGTCTTCCACATCTCGGATGGTGAAGCTACGCAGACCGGTCCGCTCAACCCAGGTGAAGTCATCGGCGGCCAGGTAGCCATCAAGGTTGCCCTCGACCTCGACGGCGCAGTGTTCTCCGAAGTCACGAACGCGTTCCAGACGTTCAACAACGGCGACCTCACCACGCTCTCGTCTGACACTACGCCGATCACCCTTTCGAGCACGACCGTGCCTCAGATGGTGTCGCGTATGCCTGCCAAGCTCCGCCGTGGAGCAAATCAGGACATCATGACCAACCTCATCTTGGTCATCGACAGCTTCGGTGCCTCTGACGTTGCTCAGTACCTCTTGGGCAAGAACATCGACCTCGCAGGCTCCGTTTTCAAAAACGGCTACACCGGCGACATCTCGAACGCCCAGGTGTTCGTCTCGGAAAAGCTTAAGAGCACCGCGAAACTCGTTTCGTCTGCTGACTACGGCAACACCGAAACCATCACCATCAACGGGGTGGTGTTCACCTTCGTCACCACTATCGGCACGACCGCAGGCAACGTCCTTCGCGGCGTCTCTGAAGCCGCTACGATGGCGGCCCTTGTCGCCCTCATCAACGCACCCGGCACCACGACTGCCAACGGTGTCGCTCTTTCAGCAGCAGACCAGGCAACTATTTCCGACACGTTGGGCCTCACCGCCGCAACTGACGCGTCACACACCGTCACCCTCACAGGTGTTGGTTCAGGCCGCCTCGTCCTCGCGGAAACGGCGGCAAACGCATCGTGGACCGTCAACTACATCCACGCCTACTTCGGTAAGAAGGGCGCCATCGACCTCGTGGTCCAGGACCTTTCTCCCGTCGACATGCGCATAACCGCAGACCGCCGTGGAACCAACGTCTTCAGCTCCTATCTCGCAGGCATCAAAACCTTCGCAGACGGCGCCAAGAAGTTCCTCGACGTTTGGATTGCTGCCTAGTTGCCCTTTGAGGCATTCGCTCTGGCCCTTCACGGGGTCAGCGACGAGTGCCTTAGAGCCTTAGCAGCCTAACGAAACACCCCATGCGTTCCATCCCCTCAACATCAATCATCAGCTTCCTCGAC